CTAACGGGAGCATCTATCTGTTTTCAGGGCATCGACTCGCATCTGATATTGAAATCATGATGCGTAACCGCTTCAACATTCTTAACCACATCATCTGGGCTAAGCCTGAAGGGCGCTGGAAGGGCTGCAACAAAGAAAGCCTGAGAGCGTATTTCCCCGCGACTGAACGGATATTATTTGCAGAGCATTATCAGGGGCCATACAAACCAGACGCCTACGCTCGGAAATGCGATGAACTGAAACAGCAGGTGCTGACACCCCTGATTGATTATTTCCGTAATGCCCGGTCAGAACTGGGTGTTACCGCTGCCCAGATTGTTGCGGCAACCGGTAAGAAGAACATGACCTCGCACTGGTTCAGCTATAGCCAATGGCAGCTACCCAGCGAGGCTGATTACCTGAAGCTGCAGGCGCTGTTTACTGAGATAGCCATTTCGCGTCATCAATCAGGAACATTAGCCACACCGCACCACCAGCTGGTGGACACGTATCACTCACTGAACCGCAAATATCTGGAGCTGCAGGAGGAGTACAAATCCCTGCGCAGGTATTTCGGCGTCACGGTAGCGGTTCCCTATACAGACGTATGGACACATAAGCCGGTTCAGTTTTACCCCGGCAAACACCCATGTGAAAAACCTGCCGACATGCTGGAGCAGATTATCAATGCCAGCAGCAGGCCGGATGATGTAGTTGCTGACTTCTTCATGGGGTCAGGTTCAACGATAAAGGCGGCCTTAAAGCTCGGTCGCTCTGCAATTGGTGTAGAGCTGGAAGAGGAACGTTTCCGGCAGACTGTTAGCGAACTGAATCAGCTAATCGAGTAAATCAGAATTCATTAATCATTAAGAGGGACCGCTAATGGCTGAGCCATTAAGCACCGGCGCTACTGCAACCGTAGCTGGCTGGGGCATTGTCACGTCTGCGCTGGTGGGATTCATCACCTCTGTAGATTACTCAATCGCGTTTGGAGCGTTTGCTGGATCGATGTGTTTTATCGTCACCGCCAGCGACCTGACACGACGACAGATATTTGGTTATTTCCTCTTTGGCTATGCAGCTGGCGTATTTGGAGCCGGATTTGTAGCAGACAAAGTTGAGAACTATTTCGATTATCGGGAAAAACCACTTGATGCCCTGGCTGCTGTCGTTATTTCCGCTGCTGCGGTGCAAGGCTATTTCTGGCTGAAAAATGGTGGCGTCTCAAAACTGCCGTTCGTCAAAAAATGGCTGGGGGATAAATCATGACCATTCACTGCGATCCGCAAACATTATTGGTGGTCGCGTTCAGTGCGGCTATTGCTCTGCGTCTGATGCTGTTCAGCAAACAGGGTAGAACACATAAACCTCTTTATTCCTGGATTGCTGTTGGCTTGATTCTGGCCTACGGCAACTTTGTATTGCTGTGGCTGTTTGGTTATTACCAGTCAACCGGATGGTCGATAGTGATTGCGCATGGGTTGGCTTGCATTGCTGTATTTGCAGCACGCGGGAATGTGGCGCGTATTTTTTCAAATCCATCACGGAGTAAAACCGGTGAGTAAAATCATTGAACTTCTGAATTTTGAGGAAGGTTATCGCGAGGCTCCCTATTGGGACACCCGCAATTTTCCAACAGTTGCTGGTGGCATCAGGATTGGCCCTCAGAACGCACCGCTCAATCAATATCAGTTTACCGTACCGCGCCGTGCTGGTGATGTGTGGAAACAATGCCTGGTAGATGCCAAAACCACCTCAATGAATCGACAGCCTGCAATTGTGGCCGCGCTCGCACAGTGCAACGACGCACGGCGGGACATCCTCTATAGCATGGCCTACCAGATGGGGGTCGCTGGTCTGGCTGGTTTTACTAACACGCTGGGCATGATTGCACGCGGTGATTTTGCCGGTGCAGCTGGTGGAATGCTGAATAGCCTCTGGGCGCGCCAGACACCTGACCGCGCACGCCGCCATGCCGAGGTTATGCGCAGCGGCACCTATGACGCCTACAACGGTTTGATCTGATGCAGACGCTATTAACCGGGCTGGTAGTAGTTGTCGGGCTGGTGCTGGCTGCGTTTGGTCTGGGCCGGAGCAGAGGCAAAAACGTAGCTGAAACCTCAGCAGCAGCTGAGCGGGCATCTGTTCAGGCTGAGGAATCAAAAAAACACATTGAGGTACTGAAAAATGCTGTCGATGTTCAGCAGGATATTAACAGCCTGCCTGATGCTGCTGTCTCTGAGCGGCTGCGGGAACGGTGGCGGCGCGAGAGTGACTGATACCGGCTGTGAGTGGGTACGCCCCATCTATGTCAGTGACCACGATATCGATGTGATGAGCGCCCTAACACAGCGACAAATTCTGACCCACAACGAAACGTGGGGAAAAAACTGTTTTGAGCAAAAGAATTAACAGGTCCGCGCTGGCGGCTATTTCATAGCAAAAGGAAAGTGTCATGGGATTTAAACATGAGTTAGGTCAGGTTGTTCAGGTCACTGTCAGTGGAGAAGAAGGCCACATTAAGGGCCGCGCCGAATACGCTAACAATTGCAACCAGTATTACATCCATTATTGCGCAGCAGATGGCCGGGCGCAGGATGCGTGGTTTGAAGAGGGTGAGATTACACCTGCAGAATCTTTAGACGAGTGATTATCACAAGGCGCATTTGCGAGTTCGGCTGATGATGAAAAGTTGTTGGCAATTCTTGATACCAACTATAAGTTAAGTAACTCCCAATAAGTAAGGAGTTGCCATGAGCTACGTTAAAAGAGGCTACCTCAAGGAAACTGTTCATTATGTAAGTGACAGCGGGATTAGCTACAAATATGAGATATTTCAGCGAAGTGATGGATCTGGCTTTTACGCGCTGTTATCTCGGCTAGATCCTCTCTTGCCTGAGTCGGACCATCATGGATGGATTTACGATGGGAAAGAGATAAATTTCTCAGACGACACTACTCAGGTCCAATATGCCGTAGATGAAGTCACTCAACAATTCAAAGACCACTACAAAAATACCTAACCGCCCACGGGCGGTTTTTTCTTTTGGAGCTAACGATGATTGTCACACCCGATGCCACTGTCATTGGTGGCAGCAGTCAGCCTGGCATATCAATTCCCGGCACTACCTTTATGGGGCAATCGGCAAAGCCAGCAAAGCAGCCCTTAACAATCGATCTCCTCTCCGAAACGCTTCATCCTCGGCTTAAATTTGGGCAACGCACTATTACTGGAATAAATCCGGCATTCTGGAAATGAGCGCTACTGATGAGTGGCCGCTGGAGTACAGGGGAGGGCATCCGATAGGGCGTCATGCGCCAGAACCAACTGCTACTAATTTACAGTTGTACTGTCGGGGACTGACCGCCTCTGAATATCTTGTAGTGAGTGCCGACATGGAATTACTTACCGATGCTACCGGTGCGCCTGATGCTGGCCCTGTTGGACTAATCCCTACGGGTTGCGATTCATATCTGATTTCGCAGGATATCGATAACGTTACTCACATTCCCAAAACCCGCTACCGGCTGTCAGTTGACTGGCAGCGTCTGGTGTTTGCCGTCAGCACGACGAAACGATCACGAGTTCGTCTTCGGTACGGGCAAAGCTACAGCGGCTCTACTCCGGCCATATGGATGACGCAGGGCGCAGACTATTCGAATTGGCTGCTGGCCGGTGATTACGCAATGAGTTGGTTTGTCAGGGCAGGTGATGGGGTGACATTTCCGGCAGGGTTTGCCCAGATAGAAACCGGCAGCGTAGCCACTTCACCCATAGTTACTGAGTCCGGTACTGCTACACGGACTGCACAGACCGTGACAATCGATACCACTGGTTACAAGGCGGTGTTGATTCATTATTCCGGTGCTTATTTCGAGTCTTTTCTGGCAACTGGGGACTCGACTACTCTGCTCGTCAGCAATCCAGCTGACTGGGGGGCCAGATATATACAGAAAATTATCCTGAGCTGAATTTAGGAGGCATTTTGAAAACTGAATATTTAGAACTCAGTGAACACTGGGTGCTGATTAAATACGACCTGAAGGATTATGACGTCTTAGTCGAAACGGGTTCAGCCCTGTTCTGTTTGTCGGATACCGTACCCGATGATGAGACACAGGCAGGACATACGGTCAATGCCGGAAGATGGCTGAAATTCAGCGGGGAATTATTGGTCTGGGTAAAAACTAGCCTTGCAGGCTCAGCCATCTCTGTGTCGTCCTATGACCCCACAAGCGCCTAATATATGATAATGATTATCATTTGAAAAGGTACTCCCAGCGGGAACGACTACCGAGGGGGCGGCGACACGCGGAAAACGGCTAGTTTTTTGCATTTTATCGACATCATCATCATCCCCTTAACCTTCTGATATTTCAGTCGTGAAATTTTTCACGATGTCGAAATGATTAAATTTTGTTCATCATCATGGATAAAGAATTTAAAAACCTCCGACTCAATATTAATCAGCTGGCTGCGCTTACCGATATGCATCGACAGACGGTCTCCAGCAAGTTGAGCGGTGTTCAGCCTGCACCTGGAAGCAATCCAAAATTAAAACTGTTTTCAGTAGTGGATATCCTCAAAGAACTCCTGAGCCGGACAACATCTGAAGAGCTGATGAACGTCGATAAAATGCTGCCGCCTGATCGCAAAGCGTGGTTTCAGTCCGAACGCGAGCGACTCAAGTTTCAACAGGAAACCGGGGAATTGATTCCAGCATCAGAGGTAGTACGGGAATTTTCATCAATGGCTAAAGCGGTGGTTCAGGTGCTCGAAACTTTGCCAGACATTCTGGAGCGTGACTGCGCTATGACACCTGCAGCAGTAGTTCGTGTTCAAAAAGTTATAGATGACCTGCGCGATCAGATAGCCCTGAAAGTTGAAATGGCTGACGCACCGCCAGAGGAGGAATTGCCAGACGAGGAGTAACCATGCATCAGGCCACGGCGGCAGAGATCAGAAAAAACACTGCCTCGATCATCCGTGCGCCACGCAGGTTGCCGGTAGCGGAGGCAGTGCATAGGTACATGCGCGTCCCCGTGGGTGTAGGGAACTCAGTGGAATGGGACCCCGATTTAGCACCCTATATTATCGAGCCGATGAACTGTCTGGCATCGCGTGAGTATGATGCCGTGGTGTTTGTTGGCCCTGCTAGGACAGGCAAGACAATCGGCCTGATAGATGGATGGGTGGTCTATAACGTGGTCTGCGATCCGTCCGACATGCTGATCGTTCAGATGACGGAGGAGAAGGCGAGGGAGCACTCTAAGAAACGTTTGGCGCGTACGTTCCGTGTCAGCCCTGAAGTGGCTAAACGCCTCAGCCCGCTGCGCAATGATAACAACGTTCACGACAAAACATTTTTGGCTGGTAACTATCTAAAAATAGGCTGGCCATCCATCAACATCATGTCGTCATCCGATTTTAAATATGTTGCGCTGACCGACTATGACCGGTTTCCGGAGAACATAGACGGAGAAGGTGATGGATTTTCTCTGGCCTCAAAACGCACCACTACTTTCATGTCGGCGGGTATGACGCTGGTGGAGGGTTCACCAGGCAGAGAGATAACCAACACCAAATGGCGTCGTCAGTAACCTCATGAGGCACCGCCAACAACCGGCTCTCTTTCCCTCTATAACCGTGGAGACAGACGCCGCTGGTACTGGCAATGCCCGCACTGTGAAGAATATTTCCAGCCAGAGATGGAGGTGATGACTGGTTATCGGGACGACACCGACCCGGTTAAAGCGAGTGAGGCCGCTCATATCTGCTGCCCTCACTGCAACAACGTCATTACAGCTGACCTGAAACGCGAACTGAATAAATCCGGTGTCTGGCTGCGAGAGGGTGAAAAAATTGATGTAGCCGGGAATCGTTCAGGTGAACCACGTCGCTCTCGCATCGCTTCGTTCTGGATGGAGGGACCAGCTGCGGCTTATCAGACGTGGGCGCAGCTGGTTTACAAATTACTGACCGCTGAGCAGGAGTATGAGGCAACGCAGAGTGAAGAGGCGCTAAGGGCGGTTATTAACACCGACTGGGGGCGTCCGTATCTGCCGCGTGCATCTGTCGAACAGCGCCAGTCAGACGTCCTGATGAAACGAGCCGAAGATTATGGCAAACGGCTGGTGCCGCCTAAAGTGCGGTTCCTGCTGGCAGCTGTGGATGTTCAGGGCGGTAAACGGCGGCGGTTTGTGGTGCAGATCATCGGCTATGGAGAAAACGGTGAGCGCTGGCTGATTGACCGCTACAACATCCGTCATTCGCTTCGACACGATGAAAACGGCGAGGCTATGCCAATTCGGCCTGATGCCTATCCGGAGGACTGGCAACTGCTGGTTTCCGACGTGCTGGATAAAACTTACCGGCTGCAGAGCAACGAGGAGCAGCGGATGACGGTTCTGGCGATGGCGGTGGACAGCGGCGGCGAGGAGGGCGTGACCGGTAATGCTTATAAATTCTGGCGGCAGTGTCGTCGGGACGGGCTGGCCAGACGCGTTTATCTCATCAAGGGCGACAGCACAAAACGCCAGAAAACAATTACCAAAACATTTCCGGATAACAGCGGCAGGGCAGATCGGCGTGCTGAGGTTCGGGGGGAAATCCCTGTTTATCTGTTACAGACCGATACGCTCAAAGACCAGCTGAGTAATAACCTGTCACGCGAAACGCCCGGCGCAGGCTACATCCATTTTCCTGACTGGCTGGGCGAATGGTTTTACGACGAACTGACCTATGAGGAACGTGGCGCTGATGGCAAATGGCGCAAACCGGGAAAGGGCGATAACGAAGCGTTTGACCTGTTCTGTTATGCGCAGGCTGTTGCCGTTCTGCGCGGATACGAAAAAATCCGTGACTGGGAAACCCCGCCAGCATGGGCGCGGGAGCAGGACGCTAACCCTGGCATTGTGACGGGCGATCAGCCCCGACAGAAAACTGAATCAAAACCCAAACCCAGACAACAAAACACGCCCAGACCTGCTCCGCAAAAAAGCCTCGCGGCAGATGGCTGGTCAGGATCGTCAGGCAATGGAGGGTGGCTTTAGTGACGAGAAATGAGATTTACCAGATGCTCCTTACGGTGCGTCAGGCGTACGCCGATTCGCTGGATGGAAAATCGGTATCGTTTACCGGCGTAAACGGTCGGGCCATTACCAACCATGATCCGGTGGCATTACGTACCGAGCTGGATTACTGGGAAAGACGCTGGCGCGCTGCACGCGGTCGCGGCGGTTCTTACAAACTCGCCAGATTTAATTAAGGGCCAATATGAGATTTATTGAAAAAACACTCGGCGTTATTTCGCCAGGGTGGGCCGCTGCACGTGCGCAAAACCGCCTCCGGCTGCAGGCGTATGAGGCCGCTCACCCGTCCCGATTGCATAAAAGTAAACGCGAATCCCGATCAGCTGACACCGCTGTGTTTGCAGCAGGAACCTCTCTGCGTGAGCAAGCGCGCTGGCTGGATGAAAACCACGATCTGGTCATCGGCCTGTTCGACAAAATGGAGGACCGAGTTATCGGGGCGCACGGCATCCATGTTGAACCACAGCCGCTCGATCTGGACGGCAATCTGCACGGTGATTTTGCCAGCCAGCTCTCAGCGTTGTGGGCGGAGTGGTCAGTGCGCCCGGAGGTGACCGGGATGTTTACCCGTCCCGAGGCAGAACGGCTGCTGCTGCGTTCTGCACTGCGTGACGGTGAGGTGTTCACTCAGCTGGTGCGTGGCAACGTAGCTGGTTTGCAGCACGCCACCTCGGTGCCATTCTCGCTGGAAATGCTGGAAGCCGACTTTGTTCCGCACAACCTGAACAGCACGACAGGCCAGCAAATCAGGCAGGGCATTATTGTGAACGCCTGGGGGCGACCCACTGGGTACAAGGTTTACAAAAATCATCCCGCCAGCTTCACCGGCTTCAACACTGATTTCAAAACTATTTCTGCAGACAACATGCTGCATCTGGCGCAGCGCAAACGCCTTCATCAGCTGCGCGGTGTCAGCCTTATTCACGGCGTTATCACTCGTCTGTCAGACATCAAAGACTATGAAGAGTCCGAACGTGTTGCCGCGCGCATCGCTGCAGCGCTGGGGTTCTACATCCGGCGCGGTGATGCGCAGTCTCTGGATGACAGCGGTGAATATTCGGAGCCTGGCGGGGAGCGGTTCTACAACATCGCGCCCGGCATGATTTATGACGAATTAAAGCCGGGTGAAGACCTCGGTATGGTGGAGTCAAACCGTCCCAACGTTCACCTCTACGAGTTCAGGAACGGGCAGATGCGGGCCGTTGCTGCCGGTACGCGCGGCAGCTACTCCAGCATTGCGCGTGACTATAACGGTACATACAGCTCACAGCGTCAGGAACTGGTGGAGAGTTTTGAGGGTTACAACGTTCTCCAGCAGTGGTTTGTAGGGCAGCACAGTCGCCCCGTTTACCGTTCATGGCTGGCAATGGCACTTCTGAGCGGCATTGAAATTCCTGCTGATGTTGACCGCAAATCTCTCTATAACGCGCTTTATCTGGGGCCGGTGATGCCGTGGATTGATCCGGTTAAAGAGGCGCAGGCGTGGAAAGCTAATGTGCGTGGCGGTGCCAGTACTGAGGCGGAGTGGGCACGTGCGCGTGGCAAAAATCCGCAGGAGGTTAAGCGCCAGCGCCTGCGTGAAACCGAATACAACCGGGAACATGGGCTGGTGTTCGATTCCGACGCCGCCAACGATAAAGGAGTGGTGTTAGATGCAACATCAAGAGAGTCAGACGACTCAAAAACTGATTAACCCTCAAGCCTCTCTGGCCGGTGTCGATGCGGCAAACGGTCAGTGCTGGTATGAGATTCGCGCACTTGCAGCAGGGCGGGTAGAAATTTATCTGTATGACGTGATCGGCGGCTGGGGCATCACAGCACAGCAGTTTGTGACCGACTGCAGAGAGGCTGGCGTATTCGAGGCCAGCGCGATTGACCTGCATATTCACAGCCCCGGTGGTGATGTGATGCAGGGATTTGCCATTTACAACACCCTGTCACGGCTTAAAGCCACGATGGATATCTGGGTAGACGGCGTGGCCGCCAGTATGGCGTCCATGATTGTCTGCCTGCCGGGTGCCACCGTACACATGCCAGAAAACGCCTGGATCATGATCCATAAACCGTGGGGCGGTATTGCTGGCGATTCCGATGAGATGCGCGATTACGCAGATTTCCTGGATCGTAATGAAGCGCTGATGCTTAACGCCTACATGAATAAAACCGGTCTGGGGCGTGAAGAGCTTGAGGCAATGCTTAAAGCCGAAACCTGGCTGAGCGGTGCAGAGGCCGTTGAAAAAGGTTTTGCCGACACACTTGAACCTGAACTGCAGGCAGCAGCCTGTATGAATGAAAACAAACTGAAGGACTACACCAACATGCCTCAACAACTTCAATCACTGTTTATGCCACGCGCTGAAGGAAACACAAACACTCAGACGCCAGCGCCGCAGACTCCTGCCCCGCAGGCATCAGGTAATCAGCCAGCACCGGCACAGACTGGCAATATTGACATCAGAGCGTTGGCCGCACAGCTGCAGCAGCAAATGCAGACTGCGAACACTGAACGCGTTAATGCCGTTGCAGCTGTATTCGAGGCATTCCCGGCCTTTGCTTCGCTGCGCACGGAATGTATCAGTGATATGTCCTGTTCAGCGGAAGTGGCGCGCGGCAAACTTCTTACCGCGCTGGCCGCAGGCACAACCCCCCTTGCCGGGCCGGGTGCCATTCATCTGCATGCTGGGAATGGCAATCTGGTGGGCGACTCTGTTCGCGCTGCAATCATGTCCCGCGTGGGTTATGCGGAAGCAGAAAAAGACAATGCTTATGCAGGTTATACGCTGCGTGAGCTGGCACGTGCTTCTCTGGTCGATCGCGGGATCGGTATTGCCGGTCATCAGACTCCGATGGCAATGGTGGGTCTGGCATTCACCCACAGCAACAGCGATTTTGGCAACATCCTGATGGATGTGGCTAATAAGGCGGCGCTGATGGGCTGGAATGAGGCCGAGGAAATTTTTGATAAATGGACGCGGAAAGGGATTCTGACTGATTTCAAAACGGCGCATCGCGTTGGCCTTGAGACGTTCCCGACACTGAGCAAGGTGCGTCCGGGCGCTGAATATAAATATGTCACGTTGAAAGATCGTGGCGAGCCAATTGCGCTGGCAACCTACGGCAACTTGTTCAGTATTGACCGTCAGGCCATCATCAATGACGATCTGTCCATGCTGACCGGGATTCCGCAGGCGATGGGGAGTGCAGCACGAGCCACCGTAGGCGATCTGGTCTGGGCAGTTCTGACCAGTAATCCGAAAATGTCAGACGGTAAACCGCTGTTCCATGCCGACCACGGCAACCTGATTAAGGCCGGTCTGAGCATTGAAGGTCTGGACACGGC